TTGATGATTAANTTTTTTTTATTAATTGACTTTTTAAATAACTATATAGTAGTATTAAAATTAATTATACATGGATGTAAAGCTAGACATGGAGGTCTTGACTTGAAAATTATATCTATCTCAGGTGTTATAGGCTGGGATGTATCTGCAAATTCTATTCGTAGAGATTTTAAAGGAAGCCAATGGTGAAGAAGTTAGAATTGAAATAGCTTCACCAGGTGGTTTTGTTTATGATGGAATAGAAATCTTCAACCTGATTAAAAGATATTCAGGAAAAACCACAACACATTTAATCGGTCTTGCTGCTTCAATGGCTTCATATATTGCCCTTGCTGGTGATAAAATAACTTCTGAAAAAAACGCTGTCTATATGATCCATAATGTTTGGTCTGGTGTTGTTGGTGATCATGAAGAAATGAGAAAAACAGCAGATAATATAGAAGGATTAACAAAATTATTAGCTAATGAATATAGTGAAAAAACTGGTCTTTCTGTTGATGAAATTCGTGAAATGATGAATAATGAAACTTTTCTTTTTGGCGAAGAAATTAAAAACAAGGGTTTTGTTGATGAAATAACTTCTTCTAATTCTGAAGATCAAACTGTTAATAAAAACGATGAATTAATTAAAGCTAAAGCAGATGTTAAAGGTTGTATTTCCTTGATGGATGAATTGAAAGAAGGAAGTGATGATTTAAAAAAAGCTGTTGCCGTGATGGGTAACATTAACACAAAAAAAACAAAAACAAAGGAGTACCCAAAGATGGCGACACTTAAAGAAATTTTAGATGCTAATCCTGAAGCTAAAAAGGAATATGAAGAAAAAATTAATTCTTCTAAACCTTCTGAAGCTAATGGTGAAGAAAAAAAAGATGATTATGAATATGCGATGAACTTCATCGGAAATGAAAAATATGCAAAAGCTGCTAAACTAGCTGCTAAAGTTGCTGCTGGAAAGGCTTCAAAAGAAGTTTTAGAAATTGCAATTGCTACAATTGACGAACTTACTGAAGGGAAAGTTTCAACTGATGCTAAAGCAGAAAGTGAAAAACTTCCAGAAACACCAGCTTCAAACATTGAAAAAGAACAAGTTGAAGCTAATGAATTTGGTAATGAATTAAAAAACATTCAAGGGGTTTAAAAAATGTCTAATATAAATATTGCAAACTATGATATTAGTGGGATTGTTATTGGAAATCCTAACTATGATGATTATACTGTTAAATTTGGTGGTGCTGCTATTTTAGCCCCTGGAACTATGATGGCTAGAGACACTACTGATGATACTATTGTTCCTTATGCTGTTGGTGGGCTTAATGGGACTGATATTCCTAGTCTATTATTGACTATTGAATTGGAAGCAGTTGGTGCCGGAAATTTACCATGTAGACTTTTAAAAAGTGGTGAAGTTCGAGCCAATAAAGTTTTTGCTGATGCAACGCCTTCGACTGCTTTAACTGTTGTTGAAAAAGAAACTCTAAGAAGCTTTGATATTATTGCTAATGATGTTAGAGAATTAAATAAATTAGATAATCAATAATTAAGGAGATTATTAAAAATGAATAAACAAACTGGAACTACTAAAATGTTGGAAATGTACCGAGAAAGGCCTGACGTTTCCAAATCAATGGCTTTAACAAGTTTTTTTCAAACTAAACCTGAATATATTACTAATGCTGATTCAGTTAATATTGATATTGAAAGGCAAGATGAAGATATTGCACCTGTTTTAAGGGATATTTCAACTGGTGCGAATATTAATAGTGCTGATATTTATACAGGTAAACAGTTTAAACCACCGGCTTACGCTGAAAAAATACCTTATAATGTTTTTGATCTTTTTAATGTTCCTGCTGGTGTTACTGAATATGAAAATGCTGATGTTTCTTTTCAGGCACAACTTGCTAATAATATTATGGGTTCATGGGAAAAGCTTCAAGGCTTAATTATGCGTTCTATTGAACTACAAGCTGCCCAAGTCCTTCAAACTGGAACTTTATCTTTACCAGGTAAAGATGGAATAACTAAATTCACTTTAGATTATGTTCCAAAAACAACACATTTTCCAACTGTTTCAACTAATTGGAGTGATCCTACTGCTGATGCCCTTGGTGATCTTGATGCCCTTGGTGATGTTATTAGAAATGATGGCTTGGTTGATCCTGAAAATGTTATTATGGGTGATAATTCATGGAAAGGTTTCTATAAAAATGAAGAAGTTCAAAAAGTTCTAGATAATAGAAGAATGGATGTTGCTGCTTTTATAGATCCTAGAATGCAAAACAATGGATTGAAATTTAGAGGTGAAGTTAAAATTGGTACTTATTCTTATAGAATTTTTACTTATAATGCTAGATATAATCTTTTAGATGGTTCTGCTAAAGTTCGTTATCTTGATCCTGATAAAGTAATTATGATGGCTGGAATTGATGATTTTGGATTTTAGAAAAGTTTTTGCTGGTGTTCCTATCGTTGTTGATAGTGATCCAAGAATTGCTTCTTTTATGCCTCCTAGGGTGGTTGTTCCTGGTCAAATCTCATTTAAACCGCGTGTTTATACTGATGAAGTTGCTGAAACTGTATGGGCTGAAGTGAAATCTAGACCATTATTAATACCAACTTCTATTGATAGATTTGGTTGTTTAGATACTACTCCATAAGGAATAAGTTATGAAATATACGTTTAAAAAATATTCTAAAATCATTAAAGGGGTCATTTATGGCCCTGGTGATGAAGTGAGTGAAAAACTTTTAGGTGATAAAATTTTTAAAAAACTTAAAGATAGTAAAAAAATTGTTGAGTTGGGAGAAAAGAAAGAAGAACCTAAAAAAAAAGAAGAACCTAAAAAAACTGAAAAACCCAAGGAATCTAAATAATGAAAGTTCCTGAAGGTGTTAAATTTTCAGCTCCAGGTTCTAGGAAAATATTTAGGGCTGGACAAATCATCCCTGAAATTTTTTTAAATGATTCAATTAAAAAAAGTATTGAATCGGCTGGTAAAAAATATAAAGAATCTTTTTGATAAAGGTGAAAAATCACATAGTGAGACTTCTAAAGAATTAGAAAAAAAGGCTGGTGAAATAAAGAAGATAGAAGAAGAAAAGAAAAATAAATAGTTGTTATTATGGGTTTAATGGAAATAGCTGAAGAAGATCTTGAAGTTACACTTGAAGATCTTGATGGCTGGGGTTTACCTGTTGTTTTAACTAGAAAAAGCGATAGTTTTACTGAAACAGTTAATGGTCAAGTTTTAAGGGATTCTGTTATTATAGATGAAGAATCACAAAACCCAATTGTGAACCACACACCGGTTGTTTCTTTAAGGCTTTCTTCATTAACTAATATACCTAGTGACGATGAAATATGGTATTTTGATATACCTAACCCATTGAATCAAACAGTAATAACTAAAAGATTTGTTTTTGATAAAAATGATGCACAAAGGGGTTTTCAAAGCATTGGTNTAAAAACTTTTCCTTTGAAAGAATATAAAGATAATAGATAAATGGATTTTTCAACTAAAATGAACTTTGAAATCATTGAACAAAACATCAATGATATTTTAGTTAGTGAACAAGTTGATAATGATTATGTTGTTTTGAGATATGATCCAGGTTCTAATTCGGCACCTTCCATATCTGAAAAAAGGCAAATTGTTTGTTATTATGAATCAGGTGACTTTCCTGAATTTGACAATGTTGGAAGGAGTGATTATACACAGCATAAATTATCATTTAAACTTCTTTTAACGGTTGCTGAACCTTCAACTGATGAAAGTGGTGGTTTTGAAGAAGCTGGACTTAGGGCGAATAATAACTTGAATGATTTTATTCGTAGGATATGGCAAATTTTAATGCAGGGTGAGAATATTTATCTTGGAACTGATAGTACTGTTCAAAGATTTGGAATTGTTTCAAATAGAAGAATTTCAAATATTGTTAAAAGTAGTATTCAAAAAGATAATGGTTTTTCTATTATGAATGCACAAATGGATTTAACTTGTCAAGTTCCTGAATCACCTTTTACTATAAGCGGATTATCTATTGATACTATTGATGCTAATCTTAGTATTAATTCTAATCCAAATGAACAAACAAAAAAAGAAACTGGACAGGCTGGGGTTACTTCCCCAACAGCACCATAAAATAAAAAAAAGAGGATTTTAAAAAATGATAAATTCAAACACTTTAGCACCTATAACCGGATCTAGTATAATTAACAAGCAACTTTCACCACTTGCCGAAAATGTTGAAAGAAAAATTATGGTTATTGGTACTTATTTAAATAGTATTAGTACTATTATTGATAATGTTCCACAACAAATTTTTAGTGAAGGTCAGGCTGGAACACTTTATGGTTTTGGATCTATGATTCATAGATTGGTTTTAAATGCTGATTTAGGTGGAAATGGAACCCAATTATGGGTAACACCACAGCCTGAAGCTGGTGGTTCTGCTGCTGCTGTTGGTGGTCTTTTATATTCTGGTGCTTCAATCGGGGCGGGAACTCATGCACTTTATATAGCTGGAATAAGGGTTGCTGTTGGAATTAGTGCTGGTGATACCCCTGCTGCAATAGCAACAAAGGTTATTGATGCAATTAATGCCGATGTTGATCTTCCTGTTAGTGCTGTTGTTAATGGCGTAACGCCTGAACAAGTTGATTTAACTGCTAAATCATTTGGACCTTGGGGGAATGAAATTAGTATTTTTGATAATCTTGAATCTGATGATGTAACACCGGCTAACCTTGGATTAGTTATAACTGATATGGCTTCTGGTGCCGGAATTCCTGATATTCAGGATGCACTTGATGGAATGGGTGTTGGTGATGATAAAAATTCTAATTTTTGGACAGGATTAACTCATGGTTATGGTGAAGATACAACTACTTTAGATAGTATTGCTAATTGGAATGGACTTGGAAACACATTAACAGGTCTTTATGATAAATTGGTTCATCGTCCTGTAAGGGTTATGATTGGAAGTAATGCTTCCGGTGCTGCTTCATTAACGGCTTTATTAGCTGTTGGTGATGGAAGGAAAGAAGATAGGGCTAACGGAATTGTTTCAATTCCTGGTTCTGAAAATCATCCTGCTGAACTTGGTGCACTTGCTTTAGGTTATGCAGAATCACTAAATAATAGTGATCCAAATCTTGATTATGAAGATATCATTATGGAAGGAGTTAGACCAGGAAATATAGATCTAAATGACAGATTTACTTCTGAACATGATAATCGTGATATTATGGCTAAATCTGGAATAAGTTCAACATTGGTTAGAAATGGTGTTGTTTATATGCAAAACCTTTTAACTTTTTATCATCCTGACAATGTGAGTGCTGCAACTAATTCTTATAGAGATTTTGAAAAAATTTCTAGGATTCAAAACATTCTTCAAAATCAATTTAACCTTGGAAATAGATGGAAACAAAAAACTATTGTTGCAGCTGTTGAAAAAGTTACTGATAGTGAAGCTAGAAAAAATGTTATTGATTCACAAGTTGTTATCACTGATATGGTTGTTTTAATAAAACAAATGATTGGAAAGGGCTGGATTAGAAATGAAGAAATTTCTGTTGCTTCTATTATAGTTGCTGAAAGGGTTGCTGGAAATGGATTTGATATTAGTGCTGATTATATTTTAAGTGGAAATTCAAAAGTTAGGGACATTCAAGGATTTGTTGATTCTGCTTTAACTTTAGTTACTACCACCACATAAGAAAAAAGGAGATTATAAAAAATGGCTACACCTACCGGATCGATCAAAAGAGTTGATATTTTTGGAATCAGTTATGATGTTACTGGGGATGCTGAACCCACTAAAAAACCTAGAGTTGAAAAAGAAACTACTGCTACAAGTGGTGCACCTTTGATTAATTCAACAAAAATGGTTCCACAATTTGAATCATTAACTTTAGCTTTAAGTGCTGAACAACATGAAACACTTGATAAATCTTCACAAGAAAATGAAGAAGGGCCTATTGCTGTCACTAATGCCGATGGTAAAACATGGCGTGATGAAGGACAAATTGAAATTGGTGATTATAATGTGAAAGCTTCNACAGCAGATGTTAAATTAATTCCAAATTCAGATTGGGCTTTATTATAGAAATTTAAAATAAAGGAAATTAAATGGTCAGAAAAAAGAAGGAATTTTTATTAGGTGAAGAAAACGCTGAAACAGAAATTAATATATTTTTAGATTATTATGATTTGTGGGTTGATGAAATAACCGACAAAGAACAACAACAGAATTTAGAAAATGCAATAAATTCAACCATCTTAAATATTAGAAAAGGTTATGTTGCTATTTCTGAAGATGAAGATGGTGATGTTATTATAAAACAAAAACTTCAAAAAGCTAAAAATGATATTAAAGAAATTTCCTATAATTCAAAACGATTAACAAAAGCAAAAAGACAAATGAAAAATGCTGATGCTAATGATAATTTTGGCAAAATGTATTCTTTAATGGGTTCTTTATCTGGTCTAGGTGTTGATGGTGTTGAAAGTTTGAAAGGGGTTGATGGTAAAGTTTTGGAAGGGCTTTCAATTCTTTTTTTGCAATCTACTTCAGGCTAGGTTCAAAACGTCCATCAGTAAAACAAATGATGTTCAATATTGCTGGTAGATCCTTTAATGTTGAAATAGAAAAACAAAGTTATGCTGGTTTATCATTTTGGAATGAATGTCACGAACTAATGTATGAAGAAGAACAAATTGCATTAAATAAGGCTAAATAAAATGGCAGTTACTTATTCAGTTTCAACAGCATTTAAAGCAATAGATGGTGTTTCAAAAGCTTTTAATAATATGGGCAGGGCTGCTAATCGCTTTGGAAATCAAGCTGAAAAATCATTTCAAAGGGCTAATAAAAGCAGTTCAATGTTAAAAACATTTGTTGCTGGTGATTTAATTGGCCGTGGAATATCAAGTATAACAGCTAAAATAGCTGAACTTCCTGGTGAATTTAAAAGAGTTGCACAACGTGCACAAGCTTTAGATGTTTCTTTTAAAACTGTTTTTGGGCATGATGCTACTAAACAAATGGATTTTGTTAAAAAAACAGCATTTGGTTTAGGTTTAGGACTTGAGGCAACTGCTGAAGGTTATCAAAAAATTGCTGCTTCTGCCAAAGGAACAAATTTAGAAGGAAAGGTTACTCAAGATTTATTTCTTGGTGTTGCTAAAGCTTCAACAGCTTTACAATTAACGGCTGATGAATCTGGTGGTGCTTTAAGGGCTTTTAGTCAAATTATATCAAAGGGTAAAGTACAGGCTGAAGAATTAAGAGGTCAATTAGGTGAAAGAATTCCTGGTGCTTTTCAAATAGCTGCTAGGGCTATGAATATGACAACATCAGAATTAGATAAATTTATGTCTGATGGAAAACTTACTGCTGAAAAATTTATTCCTGCAATGGCTAAACAGCTTGAAAAAGAATTTGGCCCTGCTGCAATTGAAGCATCTAAAAGTTTTCAAGCTGCTGAAAATAGATTTGAAAGTACAATGTTTTTATTTAAAAAAGATGTTGGTGCTGTTGCTTTACCGGCTTTAGCTCGTTTACTAGATATGATTACTGAAATAGTTGAACCGATTGGAAATTGGTTTTCTGCTAATCAAGAAATCATTAAACAAAACATTGGTGGTTTTTTAGATAAATTTATTAATGGTGTTAAAGCTTCAATTCCATTAATTAAAAGTTTTGCTAAAAATTTAATTGAATGGTGGCCTGTAATAAAAACTATCATTAAACTATTTATTCTTTGGCAAGTTTCTACACTTGCGGTTTCAATGGCTTTAAAAGGTTTAGCAATTATATCAATGATTGGTAAATTTCTTCAATTTACAAAAATAATTTTTATGATTATAAGGGCTAAAGGTCTTTGGGCTGCTGCTCAATGGGCTTTAAATATTGCTTTAAATGCTAATCCTATTGGATTAATTACAATTGGAATAGCTGCTTTAATTGCTATTATTGTTGTGTTAATTACAAATTGGGACAAAGTAACAAATGACAGTTAAAAAAAATGCTGAAGCATTTATATTTTTATTAGGCCCATTTCAAATGGTTATTAGGGGAATGTTGAGTATTGTTTCACATTGGAAAAATGTTGTAAATGCTTTTTCTGAAGGTGGAATGATTGAAGGAATTAAAGCACTTGGAATAGCTTTAGTTGATTTTCTTTTATCACCTCTTAAAGGTGTCCTTCAAATTCTTTCTAAAATTCCTGGTGTTGGTGGTTTTGCACAAAGTGCTTTTAGATTCTGTTAATAATTTAGTTGGAAACCCAAGTGTTTCAAATGAGGTAACAACAGCACCAATAGTAGCACCTAATGCAGCAAGTGAAAAATCCAAACGTGAATTAGGGGGAAATGCTTCTATAACTGTTGGTTCTTCTGATGGTTCTAAAATAGAAAATATTGATAATGGAATATCAGGTGTTAATATTAAAGAATTGGGTGCTAACTAATGGCTGCATGGCAAGATAGACTTCAAGAAGAAATAGTTTTAACTTCACCAACTGGAACAGAATTTAGGGCTAAATGGCAGGGTAATGATAGAAGTGGTGCAAAAAAATTAGGGCTTTTTGATTATCCTGAAGTTTTAGGAACGGTTTCACAGGATTTAAATTCTAATTCTAGACAATACCCATTAACTATTTTTTTTGATGGTGAAAATCATGATTTAACTGCTGATGAATTTTTTACTGCATGTGAAGAAGTTGGAATTTGGCAAGTTCAACATCCTGTTTATGGGCCTTTAGCATTGCAATTAGAAAAATATACACAAATAATTCAACCTACTAAAAATGGTGGAATAACTAAATTTGAATTATCAATGTTTGAACCTGTTGATGCTGAAGTTATTGAATCTGATTCACAATTAAAAAGTGGCGTTAAATTTCAACTTCAAATATCTAATGAAAATGCAATAAACTCTTTTAATACACAAGTTCAAAATGCTTCTGTTTCTTCTACTACTGCAATGAAATCAATAACAGGGGTTATGACTGATGCTGTTGAACTTGGATTAAGTCCAATAACCACTTTAAATAGTGCAATAAATGAATCTTTTAATGCTATTATTCGTGGAATTGATGAAACTTTAAATGCTACTTTTTTTGAACCATTGCAATTAGCAGGGCAATTAGTGAACTTAACACAATTACCTGGTCAAGTGGTTACATCTACACAACAAAAATTAAATAGATATGATGATTTAGCTAATGAAATTTTTGGTAATTACTTCTGATGATCCTAATGCTTTAAGGGTGAAAGAATTAGTTTTAGGTTCTTTAAATTCTGCATATGCTTTAATTGGAAGCGAAAGTGATGCTGTTTCTAGAACTGAAACAATAAATCAATTATTGGGTGTTGGTGCTTATTTTGATAATATTGTTTCTAATTTAGAGATTGAACA